AGTTTGCATATTACCACCGTTATAAGTTGCTAATTGTTCAGGTGTTAATGGGATACTTTTTTCTACTAACGTTTGAATGTACATCATTTTTAGTTCTTCTGGTGTTTTAATTTCTTCGTACATTAATGCTTGTGCTTGTTCTAAACTCATTACACCAAGATTAACTGCATCTGATATTGTTTTAAGTTTAACAATACTAACTCCTGTTGATTGTTTAATTTGTTCTTTCGCTTCTGTTTCGGTTAAACCTTCCCATTCAATTAAATGTTTCCATTCAGGTTTCATACCTAATTCGACAAGTTTTAAAGAGTTTTCTTTTTTCGTTTCATCATCTTGAATTATTGAATCATCAAACTTAATTGATATATCATATTTCATAACTGGTAATCTACCTTGTGATTGCTCTAAATATATTACCGCTTTCACTAATCCTTCAATTGCATCTCTTAATACAATCTCGTGCTTAACTTTATTCTTCCAAGTATCGTTATTAGTTGATATGATTTGTTTTTCATTTACATATGTATTAGTACCATCAAATGAATAGAACCCTGTACCTAACCCAACTTTGAATGATATCCAACTTAAATCACGATTGATTGTAGCAATGTATGGGTCGGCATTAAATTCGCCTTTAAATCGTTTAACCCAATCTTCCGTTTCATTCATAGGACTTGATATAAATTGTGTGTTATCATCATCTATGTATTGTACATATTGTTGTTCTCCACTTTCTGGGTCTTGTACTGTTTTCTTTCTTGTTGCCTTATCACTAAACACTGTTACTGTTTTATTGTTTCTTGTTTCATTCCATAATGATGTAAATGCTTCATCTAACGACTTAAACGCATCGACACTGTTTGCTGTAACTGGTATTCCTTCTTTTCCTGATGTATCAAAGTTATTTGTTATATTAGGTTTGTAAACTTGGAATGTCGCTATATCAGTATCATATTCTACTATATATTTAACATCTACAATTCTTCCTTCATCATCTAATATTTCAGTTCGCATCTCCATTAATTCTTCTTCTTTGAATATTGCTAATAATGCTTGTTGAGAGTGTGACCCTAACTCGCTTAGTTTTTTAGATTTGTATGCTTTATGTTCTACTACATAGTTACCATCTACTAAACTGTGCATTGTTAAATGTGTTATATATGAATCTTCTTGCTCAATCTCATTTATTGTAACAATACCTTTTGCAGTGATTCCTTTACCCTCTGTTATGATAGCATATTCACTGGTAATATAATCTATTACTGTTTCTCCATCTATTAGGTATTCAACAGTTGCACACCACCCAGCATAACCAAATGCTTTTTCAAGTAGGTTACCTAACTCTACTCTTAATTTGTTTTGCTTAAACACTTCATCTAATCGGTCATTGTAAGCATCAATGCTTGTTTTAATGGTTACATTCTCATTCCATAAAAGGGAAACCCAATCCTCCCCTATCTTTTTAGGGATTCCAAATGTAAGTTTCTCTCCTGTTTTAGTTTTCCCTGTAACAGACTTATATGTAAACCTATGAAAGTCGTTTACATTCCCTCTATACCAACTTTTCCAAACTTGTACTAAGTCATATATATTACCTGTTACTGGGTTTTGTCCTGTCTTTGTAACTACCGCTCTAATATCATTTAATTTTCTACTGTCCATTTAATCACCTAATCCCAATTTATTTAGATTTTTAACAACATAATATTGCATATTGTCAACTGTATGGTCATATTTCTTGATTACATCATCTGTATCTTCTTTAATTCTATATCTTTTATGTTCATTAATCCATATTTGATTTCGTTCAGTCATTAACACTCTTACTTTACCTAATGTGAATACATCTTGAACATATTGTATCATTTGTTTTTTATCTAACTTTTTACCAGGTGTTAATTCAACTCCGTATTGATAATCCATTTGATTTCTAATTGCTGCATCTGCACTATCTACAATTTGAGTATCGTACCCTCTATGATATCGTGCTCTATTATCATTCATTAATTTTATAACATCTGTACAATATTCACTTGGTGCTTTCTTATTTTTTGCTGTTGGTTGAAAGTATTCAGTGTCTAGTACATATATATATCTATTCTTACTAAATCCATATACAGTTGCTGCAAACGCTGAATTAGCATACCCTGTATCTATACTTAAATCTAATGTCATAATATGGTCATCTAAGTCTACTTCATCTACATATTCAACATTCTTCATATCATATACTAAATCCGCTAATCCTATTCTTTCTCCTAATATATCATTTTTAAACCATACCGAATTAGTATCGTATTCGCTTACTATCTCTTTTCTTCTATCTTTACCAATTGCAGGATTATCCCACATTGTAAAATGATGAAATCTATATCTTCCTGTACGTTGCCATCCACTCTCAATTTCTGTATACACTTCACTATCTGGAAATGTTGGATTGCCTGATATGATATGATTTCGATCGTGTGCTGCAATAGTCCTTTGTACTGCCTTTTTTATTGTCTTAAGATGTAATAATTCTATTTGGTCGAAGTATACACTACCAATTGAATAACCTTCAAATCTAGTAAATGAATCCGCTTTACCTCCACCTACTATTATTATTACCTTTTGATTACCATTTGGCATATCTATATATAGTGCGTTGTTTTCTTTATATTTTCCTTCGTGACATCTACCCTTAAATATGTGTTTCATTCCAAATCCGTTTGAATCAATTATATTCATCTTTGCAGTTGCTACCGTTACTCCTATCGCTAAGTGTAATTCATCTTTTGTTGTTTCTAAGAACATTCCCCACCCTGCACAAGCCGTTACATTCTTACTACCACGCATCCCACCTTCTATCCAAGTAAATGTAACACTAGGATTTAAGATGTCTAATATCGCTTTTCTATGCTTTGTGCTAAGAGGTGCGTACGGTATCATATTCTTTTTTAAACTCTTCTATTTCAGCGTTAGGGTTTGATTGCTTATCTTCTGCATTATTCATCAACTTAACTATCTCTGTAATGTTGTTATCTACTACTGTTGTTTGACCTGTTGGATTAGTATGATGTTGTGCTAACTTTATACCTGTTTCAGTGATTATCTTATATGCTCCTACTATGTTACGTATTCCGTTCTTTTGTATTTCATTCCTCATCATATCTTCATCTGTTAATAGGTCTAACATTATATTAGTTAATTTGTATTGTCTATCATCTTTTCTTAATCTCTCTAGCCACTCTTCATTACGTACATTTATTACTTCTTGAACATTACGCTCAAATTGTTCATTTTCTAATTGTCGTTGTTCATTTTTCTTCGGTCTATACTTCCTAGCAGTATTACGACTTATTCCCACAGATGTGCATATTTCTTGTTCAGTTAATCCTTTTTTGAACAATGATTTTATTTGTTCAATTTTAGTGGTGCTTAATGCCATAATACCACCTCCTTTTTATTGTTGTGAGCCAACATACCTATGTTTTATTAGTGCATAGCCACATCTTCAAGTATATTATAACATTATTGTTCATTTTTGTAAACAATGTATAAAAAAAGACACAATTAAGTGCCCTTTCATTTATTTAATCAACTCAACAAACTCATCAACTTTGATATCCCACCACGCTAATAGTTCTTCTTCACTATTAAATACTATTTCATTTGTATCAGTCGTACAACCTTTATAACACACGTTAAATTCCGTTACTGTTGCTTTCCCTTGATACAGTTCATATTTCGCTAATGTAAATTCTTGTATTGTATTAATATATCTAACCATTTTTTGTTCTAGTACATTAAATTGTAAATCTTCAATTTGTTTTTCATAATCATTTACTACTACTTCATTTGCTACATTTTGTTCTTCTAATAATTTATCTACTTCATCTTGTGTATATGTTACCTCTTTACTACAACTTGCTAATGTTAATCCTACTACTAATATCATTGCTACCATTACTAATTTTTTCATTTTATTTCCTCCATTTTAATTTCTTCCTTAAATATCTTTTTATATAACCATATGCTGAACGGTATCGTAACCAATTTCTCATTAACAAACGGATTCCACATTATTACTTCTGCACCTATACCAACTTTATACATCCATGCTATATCATACACCGTTCCTACAATTAAGAATACGTGTGCCCATCCAGTTGTTACTAACCATACACCCCCTGATCGTGACTGGGAAAC